CTACATACAGAGAATACGTAAACACAAAAAGTTATTATGGATTGTAGACACAACAGTAGGATTTGATGATTGGGTAGCAGTATTTGAGAATACATCAGGATTATTAAAACCGTTACACTTACCGTTAAAATGTAAACCACTAGAATGGAAGAAAGGTACACATAGAGGTGGTTATTACCACCCTAAGTTAATGATACCGTTCATAAAGACTCGTGGAAAAGAAGCACGAGAGTTCGTTAAGCAATACGACCCAGAGCAACATAGACGTACAATTAACAAACTACAAGCGACTAAATGGCGAATAAACAAAAACATATTGAGTGTGCAAAAGTTAGTATTCGCTAAAGACTTACAGATTGGTATACCACAACGAGAACCGTTAGATATGACAGAGTTTCCAGAACATCTAGCCGATGTATCTAAGGAAGATTTAACGGATGACAACAAAGAAGAGATAAAATCTTGGAAGGTAATACGAAAAGCACAGTACAGAGCAGAACAAGAGCGTAAAGGTAAAGTAATTAGCTTTAGACAATCATTTACGTTAGCCCAAGAATTAGAAGATTGGGAGCACTTTTACTTTGCGTTTAATAATGATTCACGTGGAAGGATTTATTGTGCGACTAGTGGGTTAAGTCCACAAGGTGCAGATTTCGCAAAAGGTCTACTAGAGTTTTCTGATGGAGTTAAGTTAGGAGAGTCTGGCGTAAGATGGTTAGCGATACATGGGGCTAACACATTTGGTGAAGATAAAATATCACACGATGAGAGAGTACGTTGGGTAAAAGATAACGAAGACCTAATAAGAGCAATTGTATACGACCCAATAAGTAATAGATACTGGGCAGATGCCGATAAACCGTACCAGTTCTTAGCTTTCTGCTATGAATGGGCGAGGTCAGACTATGGTAGGAACATCGACACTCTAGGACATTTACCTGTAGGTTTAGATGGTAGTTGTAATGGTCTACAACATTTCTCTGCTATGTTGAGAGATGAGGTAGGTGCTAAATCAACAAACCTACTAGACTGCGTGTTACCAGAGGATATATACGCAGATGTAGCTGACGTAACCACAGAACTACTAAGAGAAGAAGACCATCCTTACGCTACTAAATGGTTGCAAGTTGGTGTAAATCGTAAGTGTACAAAACGAGTAGTAATGACGTTACCTTATGGAGCAACACAACAGTCTGCAAGAGACTACATAATGGAATATGTACTAGAGAACTGGGATAAGTTCAACCTAACGGATGAGCACCAGTGGGAGTTAGCAAAGTACCTAACACCAATATTATGGAAAGCTATTAGTAAGGTAGTTGTAGCGGCTAGGTCAGCAATGGTATGGTTGCAGAAGAATGTAGGTGATGGTTATTGTAGTTGGATTACACCTATAGGTTTTCCAGTGTATCAAAGTTATAGGAAGAACAACACTAAGACAATAACGACAGCGTTACATGGTCGTATTGAAGTTAGTGTAGTAGACTTGGATAAAGGTGAACCAAACAAGTACAGTCAGAGGAATGGTATAGCACCAAACTTCGTACATAGTATAGACAGTACCCACTTAGTAATGACAGTGAATAGTACAGACTTTGCAGCTTATGCCATGATTCACGATGACTTCGGAACACATGCAGGAAAAACCGAAGAATTATTCCATGCAATACGAGAGTCATTCAAAGAGCTGTACATCAACTACGACCCGCTAAAAGACTGGGCTGAACAGAGGAACGTAGACGTTGAGAGTATACCAGAAAAGGGTGCGTACAATATAGAGGATATATTAAATGCTAGATACTTTTTCAGCTAAAACTGAACCAAGTAACGAATATAAGGATACACCACTGATACGAGATATAAGAAGTTGGGTAGGATTACCTATAGAAGATTATACTCGTAATGTAGAACAACTAATTGATAACTTAAGTAGTATTGATAATAGTAATGAAACAACAGAACTATTACTTAATGATAATGTAAAAGAATACTTTGCTAATGGTATGTACGCTAGGGAATTAACTATTCCTAGTAATACAGCACTAATTAGTAGAATCCATATGGAAGAAGGTATTAGTGTATTATCAGAAGGTACTATTGTAGTAATGGATAGAGAAGGATATAGAGAAATATCTGCTCCATACACTTTTGTTTCTCCAGAAGGTACACAACGTATTGGTTACACATTAACTAAGTGTACGTGGGTATCATTATTCAGAGCGGATAAGCAAGATGATATGTTATCAGTAGTGACAGCAGAATCATTAGATGAATATAACAGGAGAAAGATATGTCAGGAATAATCTCAGCGGCAGTGATTGTAGCAGGTACATCACTGTACTCTAGTAGTAAACAACGTTCAGCACAGAGAAAAGCACAGAAGAAAGCAACAGCAGACGCCTTAGAAGCAGAACGTCAAGCACGTAAGGCAGAAGTGTTTGCAGAGACTGAGGGTGAGGGTATTGGACAACTAGGTCAAATCTCGTTAGATATTGACGACGAGATTGATGAAGAAGAAGAGACTAACGTGAGTATTTAATATGCGAGTAGACGAACTTAAAAGAAAATACTTAACAGGTGACTTCAAACTAAAAGGTGAATTCACCAACGATGAAGATCGAGAGAGTGTACTCAGCAAATGTGAGAAGTACGCAGGTTGGACAATACCATCACTATTCCCAGAAGAAGAGTTACAAGATAGTGACGAGTTACAGACAGACTATCAGAGTGTAGGAGCACAAGCTGTAACTAATCTATCAAATAAGTTAATGATGGCGCTATTCCAACCATCAAGACCATTCTTCCGTATGCAACTAACACAAGAGCAACAGTTAGAAGTACAAGCGTCTGGTTTATCAGAAGCACAGATGGACGCGGCTTTGTCAGAAGCAGAGCGAACAGCTATGAAAGAGTTTGATAAATCGAACCAACGGGTAGTTCTGCATGATGTAATGCAACAACTAATCGTAACAGGTAACTGTCTGTATTACACACCCAAGAACGAAGATGCAGTTGTATACACATTAAAAGACTATAAGATTAAACGCGACTTACGTGGTAACTTAGTAAAATGTATATTACGTGAAACTAAGAGCGTAAGTGGGTTATCAGATGAACTTCAAGAATTAGCATATAAGCACAATTATAGAGAAGACCAAGAAGTTACAATCTACACAGCAGTATGTAGAACAGGTGCAGACCAGTTCTTCGTATGGCAAGAGTTAGAAGATGTAGCTTACTGCCATAAACGAGTAGGTTCTTACAAGAAACAAGATTTACCTTGGAATCCATTAGTATGGAAACTAGCTAGAGGTAATGATTACGGTACAGGTTTAGTAGAAGAGTACTCAGGTGACTTCGCTAAACTATCCACGCTAGGTGAAGCTATCATGGATTACAGTATCGTAATGACAGACATTAAGAACTTAGTACGTCCAGATGGTATGACTGATGTTAAGGAATTAACAGAGTCGGCAAGTGGCGCGTACGTACAAGGGCGTGAAGAAGACTTATACGTTCACCAACCACAAGTGGCGAATGTAGCAGACTTCTTATCAGGACAGTTCGATGCTACGGCAAGACGTATTGGTGCGGCATTCCTATTAAACACAGCAGTGACTAGAGATGCAGAGCGAGTAACAGCAGAAGAGATTCGTATGCAAGCCCAAGAACTAGAAGGTTCATTGGGTGGTGTATATTCTCGACTAGCAAACAATTTACAAGCACCTATTGCGAGACGAGAGATTGGAAAGCTAAATCCTATATTCAAGGATATAGAACCAGTAATCGTCACAGGGTTAGAGTCTCTGTCTAGACACAGTGAGTTAGGTAACTTCAGAGCATTTATGTCAGACTTAATCATGTTATCAGACGTACCAGATGATGCTAAAGTATGGATGCGCATGGAGGACATTATAGCAATGCTAGGTGCAGGGCATGGTGTTAACTACAAGAAATTCTTGAATAGTAAAGAAGAAGTTGAACAAGAACGTGCGCGTAGAATGCAACAACAAGCACAATTTGCAGGGCAGGAAGCGGGCATGGTAGAACAAGCCAAGGTAGAAGCAAATGGACAAACCAGTGGATAATCCAACTCCGAAACAGGAAGAGCCTGTTGAAGAGAATGTAGAAAAAGTAGAAGAACAAAACCCTAATCAAGAGGTGGTGAATGACGAGACTCCGAAGGAAACTCCTAAAGAAGAAGTCAAAGAGACACCAAAGGAAGAGAAGATTGAACGAACACAGTTGGAGAAAGTTCGAGACTTAGTAACTGATGCAGGTTTACAAGTAGAAGATGTAGTCCACGTGTTAAACGACAATCAGGGTAAACTAGATGCAGACACATTACTCAAACTCAACGAGAAGTATGGGGAATCTGTCGGTAGTCTAATCGCAGAACAACTTAAAGGTGTATACGATAAACAAGTAGAAGCTAATCAAGCGAAAGATAAAGCAGTATATGACCAAGTTGCAGAAGCATTTAAAGATGTAACAGACCAGTCAGGTGAAGATACTTGGAAAGAGTTAAACACTTGGGCTAAAGAGAACATCTCAAACGAGGACCGTAAGGAACTTAATGGATTACTTAAACAAGGCGGATTAGCGGCTAAGTTAGTAGTACAAGAATTAGCTACAGCGTTCAAAGAATCTAATGGTATGGCTTATCAAGAAGCAGACCTAATAGAAGGTGACAACGTAGCAGACATCGACAACAGTGGTTTGGATAAAGGTGGTTACACACGTGAACTAAATAAGCTATTAGCAGAAGGTCACGATTATCACACATCACCAGATATCCGTAAATTACAACGTCGTCGTCAGAAGAGCCTCTCACGAGGTTTATAAAGCAAGTTCTCCAATCCGTCATAGTGGAGCTAATAATGCAAACGGAGAACATTAATATAAAAGACATAACAGGAGAATTACTTTAATGTCTATTTTGAATCAAAAAGTTGCCAACCAACAAGTCCGTGACGGTCATCAGGGTGGTATTAATTCAGGTAACGTAAACCCACTTTACATCGAAGAGTATGGTGGTGAAGTAGAACACCGCTTCTTAAAAGACTCGTTCATGCGCCAGTTCTTTAAGTTTAAGTCAGTGCGTGGTACAGACACGATTACTAATGACCGTATTGGTCACACACAATTACAGAAAGTCCAACGTGGTATTCGTCCTCAAGACCATTCACCTACGTTCGATAACATCTCTGTAAAAGTAGATACAATCGTATTAGCACGTACTAACCAGTTCTTATTAGACGACTTCTTAGAGCACATTGATACTCGTAAAGAAGTTGGTATTGAGCATGGTAAAGAGATTGGTAAGTTCTTCGATGAGTCATTCATCGTACAAGCTATCAAAGCGTGCCAAATCACTAACAAAGTACCAACCAAAGATGCTAACGGTGATGTAGACGGTTCAGCATTAGTAGGTGGTTGGGAAGACGTAGCAACAGCAGGTACTAAACCAAGTAACAAGATTCGCACAGCACCAGAAGGTTTCCAAGGTGGTACAGTAATCCAGTTAGCAGCGGCAGGTGACGAAGAGGACCCTGAGTTATTAGAACTAGCAATCCAAGACTTATGTCAAAAGATTGAAGAGAAAGACGTAGATATTATGGAAGCAGTATTATTAATGCGACCTGCACAATACTACACTCTATTGAAGAACGATAAGTTACTAGATAAAGACTTCTCTTCAGCAAACGGTGATTATGCACAAGGTAAAGTACTCAAATCTAATGGTGTACGTTTACAAGTAACAAACCGTTTCCCTAAAGCGTCAGATGTTGGTGTAACACACTACTTATCTAACGCAGGTAACGACTACGCATATGACGTAGAAGCAGAAGATGTGGAATGTAAAGTATTGTTATTAATGCCTAAAGCATTATTAGCAGGTGAGACAATCCCACTTACTTCTAAAGTTTACTACTCAGACATAGAGTTACAATGGTTCATTGACTCGTACTTAGCATACGGTGTAACACCGAACCGTGCTGAGATGGCTGGTGGTATCTTCCAATTCCGCGCATAGACTAGTGTGACTTTCGAGGGTATTCAATGAGTACCCTCTATAAGTTTCATTAGAGGAGATAATATGAATGAGTTAGACACGCTGAATATGCTATTGAGACTGATAGGAGTGAGTTATGTTAACTCATTAGAAACAGACCACCCAGATTCAGTTAACGCAAGAACTACTATGAATAGGGTAAGTAAACGCATTCAAACTAAAGGATGGTGGTTTAACACAGATTACAGTATACGTTATGTACGTAATAGTGCTAATGAGATACGAGTACCTAGTCAGGTTGTATCTATGCAGTTTGATGACCCTAGTATCATACAAAGGGGTAATAAACTGTATGACCGAGCTAATAATACCTTTCAGTTTAAGCAAGATATTACAGCAATTAAAGTGATTAGAGTTTTAGATTGGGATGATATGCCAGATCTAGCTCAGATGTACTGTGCGTACTACGCAGGTGCAGAGTTTGTAAGGGATGAGTTAGAAGACCCTTCTAAAGAGAAGAGTCTACAAGCATCAGCAGCTAGTTCTTTAATAGACTTAAATCAACAAGAGCTAAGAGAACATAAACCTAATATATTCGCTAAACCACGAGTACTACGTGCACGCTCTGGTATAAGACCATACGCAACGTCACGTAAATTCTACGGAACACCAGACAGATAGGAAGTACTATGAGAATAGAATCATCTTACCCACCACCTGTATATGGTGTGAGTACATTAGCACCTAGAAATAGAGCTAGGGGTTATGCAGAGAATCAAGTGAACTTTAGGTCAGACCCAGTAAATAAGTTAACTAAAAGACCTGCTTTACAGTGGGTATCACAACTTAAAGCTACAAGTAATCCAGAAGATATACAGTACCACTCGTATGAACGAGAGGGTAAAGAGTATAGTTTCTTAATTGATAAGGGTGACGGTAGTGTACGTTGTTATGTAGATAACGTATTAACAGATACATTAAACTTAGGTGTATACAATGGGCAGAATATAAAGTTAAGTTCAATTGAGCATGACACATATATTGTTAACACAGATGTAGAAGTAGCTCTAACGAGTGATACAGATAGTAGCTCAATTAATAGAGTAACACACTTAAATGTAGTATCAGCATTAAACTACGGTGAATCAGTAGAAGTGGGTGTAGGTAGTCT